ATTCAGTCCTGCCATTTGGGCCCCAAGCGCGCCATCGAATACTTTAATGTATTGATCAAGCAAGACCTCTGAGTGATCAGAGTGTTCGCAAATGGCTATGCATGTAATACATGCCAATTTGGATAACTCTTTAATGACATCGCTGTCGCAGGCGTTGTACGCAAGGTAGCCTAGCACGCTGCTTTAGTTAAAACATAAAAGCCCCAGATTGTCTAACCACAATAATTATTGCTACTATTTTTAATAATAACAAATTTCTTACTGCGGCTAGTAAGGCGAAATTTAAAGGTTTTGTAAGACTTACAGAGTGGATAACTCTTAAAGAATTACCTAAACTTTTAAAATTTGCCATCTGGGCAACGAGAGAGAAAAGATTCCATCAAGATTACAAACTATTTATAAAGAGAGTAACCGAAATGATTAATCATAACGGTTTTAACTTTGCCTTTAAGTATTTAAAAGAATGCTTAAGACTAGTTACTTTATATTTAGCAGGTAACCCTCAAACCACTAAGGCTCAAAAAGCCATTGGTGTAAGAGTAAACCAGTATGGATTGCCTGTTATAATTCCTCCCTCAATTCGTCGAGAACTTTCGTTCGAGACTGTTGAGAGTAGAGTTACTACTAGATGTATCATAACACTTATTTCAATTTTCAGAGTTTTCCCAACTAAGGTGAAACCTGATTTGGGTACTATTACTAGTCCCTTCTCAGGAACCTCAAGAACGCTTGACGAAAGTCAGCTTTCTGGTATAGTTAGAAAATTTTGTAAAGGATTTAAGTTAAAATTTGGTCCTATCAAAGGCTTTATCTCTGAATCCGCGGGACCTATTGCCAAAAAAGCAACTTGGGGGGCAGGTATAGACGCATTAGCGCTATTAATGTACCCACAACAAGCTTTTTGTGTTTTACGTATTTTAGCCACTCAAAAGAATGGTCTAATATATGCAATTTCACTTACGCTAATTTGGTTATTAATTGGCCCTCTCTACATTGTTTTATGCAGATGTGGAATTAAAGATGTGCTACCTATTGGACGTCTTTCAGTTGTATACGATCAAGCCGGTAAGGCTCGAATTGTAGCTATGGCAAATTGGTGGATTCAACTCGTTTTGCTTCCATTACATAAAAGTATCTTTGATATTTTAGTAGTGAAAGAAACGGATGGAACCTTTAACCAAGATGCACCTCTTAGTAGACTTATGAAAGCCCCTTTAGAGAACCACAAGTTTTCGTGTTTCGACTTAAGTGCCGCAACAGATAGATTACCGGTTGATTTGCAAGTACAAATTCTAAATCTTTTAGGTTTAGATGGTAATGCATGGAAGACCTTATTTGACTATCCCTGGTACTATAAAAATGAAGGTGTTAAATACGAAGTAGGGCAACCTATGGGTGCTTACTCCTCGTGGGCGATGTTAGCTTTAACTCATCACATTGTGGTGCTTTTAGCTGCAAAACTCGCAGGTGTTAGCAAT